TGTTTAACCCAAAAAATCCTGGGGCTGCAATGGACTGACTAACTAATTGTTTCATACACTATACCATTCTGTCTCTTCTGGATGCTTTGATGCATCTAAGGCGATTGCGTTAGATAAAGAGTTAGCTGCTGCCATGTAAGCACTGTTACCTGTCTGACCATTATCTTCCCCTCTCTCTTCTACAGCCTTAGCGTAAGCTAACAGAACGATAGGACGATGAGGACAGAATATTCTATCGGAAGGTGCTGTTAAATCTGCTGATCGTTGGACAACATTAAATCGAACTGTGTACACACCATCAGGTTTAGGGTATAGATCAATAAGAGTATCCCCATCAGTGCTAACGCCATTAAAAGACCAGTTGCTAGGAGAACCAGTAGCTGGAGATGGAGTAAGATATTTATCATTAAACCAACTTGCAGTCTGATAAAAAATATCACTTTGACTTGATGCATTAATAGCACTTAGAACTTTAACATCGTTCTTAGTACCATTTAATTCATAATTGAAAACACCATTAGAAGTAGTAACAGTAAGACTATTACGTAAAGCTGACCAATCCCATGCCTCTTCTACTTCTTGAATTGAATCATTGATTAGAATGCCTATAAGAGATGAATAATCATTCTCATTAATAGATTCTACTTGACGTTCTCGTAGACGTACAAGAACTGAGTTGATTGCTGCTAAGTAATTCATAGGATTATACCATATTTCTGTTTAAAAGTCAAGAGGTTTATTTTCTTGCTACAATAGATTGACCAAAGTACATACCAACAACTGACATGATTGCATGAGGCAACCACTCAGGAGTAACCATTCCTTCCAGTGTTCTCCACTCTGTTACTGTTGTAGTGAAGTCAAAGAATAAAAGTTTAAATCCACTGGTTACTTCTACTGGTACTACTGTTGGTAGGTTTAGTATAGGAGCAATAAGAATAAACATAGCCATGCCCATGAAAGACACCACTAGGAATCTCCTGATCCATTGTGCATTAGGAGTATCGTAGCTACGTGCTGCTGCTACACTGTCCTCAGAGGCCGAGAATTGCTGCATGAGCATCTTTTGCTGATCAGCCTTATCCTTCTGTGCCTGTGCCATCATCTTCATTACAGCGCCTCCTAGGACGCTTAACAGCAATGTGATAACTTCTATTGGCATACCGAACATAACCTACCTCTTACTAAAAAGTTCCATCTTTAAAATATAACCAACAAGCAAATGCACTTGCACCTACAATCCACATTAACTTCTTAACAACTGACTTGCCCACTGCTAGATAGAATCTATCATATGCTTTCTGTGCAGCCAACTCAGCTATTTCATCTTTCTCTATTTCTGTCAATTTAGAATCACTCATATTTAATATTTAAGATACATAACTACACCAAAGAAAGCAGCTAGGATAGTTATAAGTATTCCTACAACCTGACCTGCTAGTACCAGAGTATCCTTAATTTCCTTAGCCTGTGCTTTCTGTTTCTTAGCATCTGCTTTTTGTTTCTTATAAAACTCTTCTCTAAATTGTTGGTACTTATAATAGCCCTGTATTTCCTGCTTGTTTAGCATCCAAGCCAGTTCTTTCTCTTGACGTTCTATAGCTTGTTTTGCTTGGTAGGCAGCTAATACGTCACCTGTACCTAGTTTTACTTTTTGATGTATAGACTGACTTGCACTAAAGTATTTAGTAACAGCCGATCCAGCATCAGCAATATCTTTACCATTAGATAATGTTTGCTTGATAACTGCAAAGGCTGCATTAGCTATCATTAATTCCGCTAGCATACCCATACCCTCTTTGTGTACTCTACGGGAATCCCGTATGGTTCTCTTGATGGTTGAACAACAAGATACTCTGCATTTACTTTGTTCACTGCTGGCTCAATAAGTAAACCTTGACCTACAGGTGCTAATGATGGAGCTACATGAACAGGGTATATTTCTAATGGACTAGAGTTCATTATATACTCTGTATATTCTTAGCACAGAAAGCAACAGTAGTTTTCTCTTCTGTCTCCTTCTGTGCTGTGTATCCCAACATAGGACTAACAATTAATTTGTATTCTAACTTTATAGAAACATCTATTAATTCTGTCCTACAACTTTTAAGAGTAGAATAACTAGAAATTATAACAGGCATTGCAGGTGCTTCACTCGCTACAATCATAGTTGCTACAAGGATAGACCACATTACTTCTTAGTCTTCTTATGAGTTAGATTCTTACTAGATGCAGTATGCTTTGCACCTGACATAAGTTTACCATTAGTCTTGTGAGTCTTACCTGTGTACTCCTTACCATTTGGTAAGTAATGCTTAACCCCTTTCATACCTAGTACCCCATCCTTTTAGCTGGCTTCTTCTTAGCTGTCTTCTTCTTAGCTGGCTTCTTCTTAGGTGCTGTTGTCTTAGGTGCTTTATAACCATACATCATAATAACTTCCTCTTACTTTCTAAACTTAGCTGTCTTCTTTGCAATCTTCTTAGGCTGCTTTACAAACTGCTTACCAGCCTTAGTTCCTTTCTTCTTTGCTGCTGTAGTAGCTGCATACTCTGCCTTAGTCAGACCAGCTATAGCAGCTTTAGGTAAGTAACGCTCACCTGTCTTAGCACTGGGCTTACCACTCTTAGTACCCCACTTTTCCTTAGTCCATTTCTTAAGAGACTTCTGAGAAGCTTTCACTTGTACCCTCCACCAGCTTTCTTATACTGTGTAGCTAGAAGTTGTGCCTTACGTGCTGACCACTGACCAGCCTTACCACCGCTAGTACCTGCCTTGATCTTTTTAAAAAGAGTCTTACGCATAGTAGGCTTAGTATAGTTACCAGCTTCATTTACTTTTGACTTTGCTTTTACCATTTTGATTTGTTCGCCCAGAATGCTGCTGACATTTTACCCTTAGCAATGTTCTTACCATGCCTAGCTTTGAATGATTTACGTTTAGCTTTCATCTTATCACTCTCACCTGCCTTGGGCTTACCTGCTGTGCTTGCACCTTGCTCACCATAACGAATCATCTTAATAGTAGATCCTTCTTTGGCTAATACTACGTGAGACTTAGTAGCATGTTTAGGTGTACGCTTAGGCTTGTTGTAACCAGCAAACTTTTCACCTCTGTAGTCTACGCTCATTATGACTCCAGTGCTTCAATTCGGACTGATAATTCTTGGATTGCTTTTGTGAGCATGGGGATAAGGTTACTAGGGGCTAACTGCTGAATATCATCAACACGCTCTGCCCACAAGTTGTTACCATTAGCCACCTCAGAGTGAGAATCAATAGTAGCTTTAACTTCTTGAGCAATAAAGCCATGATAAGTTTTACCTGCTACACCATTTACTGGTTCTGTGCTATCAGCGTCATAGTAGTTTGTAAATTCTTCTGAGATAGCGTTCTTAGCTTTCCAAGTATAAGTAACTGGGCGCAAGTCATTAATGAAAGCAAGTCCTGCTGTTGAGCTAGTAATGTTTTCTTTAAGTCTTTGGTCTGAGTGAGCAGCCCAAGATGTGTCAGCACCATCAATACTAATTGTAGCTCCAGCACCATTTATACCAACAGTAGCAGTTAAAGCACCTTGCCCTAAAACATAACGACCTATAGCAATCTCATTATTAACAGTAGCAGAACTTGACCGAGCATAAGCACCTATAATCGTATTCTGTGCGCCTGTGGTTAATGGGGTATTGGCATTTCCAGCAGTAAAACCAAGACACGTATTATCGTAACCTGTGGTGTTAGAACCTAGTGCATTCTTACCAACAGCAGTATTATGTGGCCCTGTGGTGTTAGCCAGTAAAGAGTCCTTACCAACAGCCGTATTCTCACCGCCTGTAGTGTTATTGTACAAAGACCGTGAACCAATAGCAGTGTTGTTAGCACCTGTAGTATTGGCGGATAAAGAGTTATTACCAACGGCTGTATTTTCCGCTGCTGTGGTATTTGCATCCAGTGCTAACCTACCTACTGCTACGTTGTAGGAGCCTGTAGTGTTGACATACATAGCATGATAGCCACTTGCTGTATTACTAGATCCTGTGGTGTTAGCTTGTAGTGAATAAGAACCAACTGCAACATTGTTAGCCCCCGTAGTGTTGACTGTCAAACTCCTGTGGCCCATTGCTGTGTTGTGAGATGCCGTAGTGTTATTCTCTAAAGCACTATGCCCTACAGCATTATTACCCTGACCTGTGGTGGTTAGCCTTAAAGCGTCAGTACCCAAAGCATTATTATTTTCACCAGCACCCGTTTGAGTATGCAATGCTCTATACCCAACAGCACAGCTTTCTGAGCCTGAAGTGTTATCAGTTAAAGCACCTTGCCCAACAGCAGTGTTATTAGCACCTGTTGTATTCGCCTCCAATGCAGCTACACCTACGGCAACATTATTACTTGCGGTGGTGTTTGAAGTTAAAGCACCTTGTCCTACAGCAGTATTTAAAGCACCTGTTGTGTTAGCTAATAATGTTCTGTCACCTACCCCTGTGTTTTGTCCACCCGTAGTGTTAGCTTTTAAAGATTCATAACCTAAAGCCGCATTAAAACTACCTGTAGTATTTGCAACTAATGCCGACATACCTACAGCAGAGTTTCTATCACCAGTAGTAATAGCAGTACCCGCCTCATCTCCAACGACAGTATTGTAGTTGCCACCAGAGGTAATGCTATTACCAGCATTAACGCCAGCCACAAAGTTTGAAGTGCCTAGTGTGACAGAA